AGGGACTCGAACCCTTTGCGCTCGGTTTTTCATATCGTTGTTATTCCGCCGTTTTCCCAGTGTTTCCAACGGTTCCCGCATGGTTCGCATATCACTGCAAATCACTGCAATTCACTGCAATTACCGGAAAAGTGTGGGCAAAATGTGGGCACGGATGGGCGTGGCTCACCAGACCATCGGCAGGTTGAGGCATTGGCGCGCCCACCGTTCCACCGCCAGATTCTCCTCGTCGTCGCCAAGCAGGAGGAGGAAGCCGGCGTTCTTGCCGAGCGAAGCGGGTTCCAGCTTCTTGATCACGCCACGCTCCTGAAGCCATACGGCGGCGTCGCTGAATTGCTTCTTTGCGTTGAGTTCGCGCTTGCGCATGATTTTGTCGGCGTCTTCGCTCATGGCTTGCTCCGGAGTGAGCATCACCATTCCATGATCGTCGGAAAATGAGCGCCAGCCGAGCGTGTAGTAGCGGCATGGCGCGTTGACCTTGCGCAGCTTCTCAGGTGGCTGGTTGCGTTCTCGGTCCCAGTCGTAGGTTTGGTCGCACATGTATGCGAGTACGAGTTGCGCCATGGCGTAGACTCCGATGTTGTCGCCTCGCTGGTAGGCGAGGCGTCCTTTGCTGGCGAGCTCGTAGAAGGCGTCGGTGTTCTTGTATCCCATTGGTTTCATCGTCTTTCCCTCCATGCCTCGCTGTATTCTGGTGCACGGAGAATCATCCTAGGTTTTCCCTGCCCGCGTGGTTCTGACCAACCGCGCGGGCTTTTATTTAATGTTTTGAACTATAGCACCACTCAAGTGTATAATCAAATTTATACAACGAATATAACGAAAGTAACAGAAAACCGTTGCTGCGGTATTACCCACGTTATACATATACAAGACGTACTAGTTATTAATATTCTTTTTATAAGGCAGCAATATAAAAAAGCCCCACAAATGTGGGGCAAATGGAAGAGAGCGTCACTGCTTGGTGAACGTGCCGCAATTCTGGAGCTTGAACTGCTGCCCATCGCTCACCGTCACCTGCGGATAGCCACCACCAGGAATATCATTCTGAACGATGTCGTCGCCTACGGAGATCTCCCAGTAACAGCGGTCCGTCACGGAATTGTTTGCGCGATACGTTCCGGCGTCGATGTCCTTGCCGACCTGCCACACGCCATCGGAGGCGCTGGTCCTCTTGGCGTTGTCGACCTGACCGGTCAACGATTCGATTTGCGCCTGCAAATTGTCCCGCGTGGCCTCCATCTTCTTTATGTCGGCCTTCATGCCGTCAGCCTTGTCTATCGTCTCCGTCGCAGTGTCGTAATCATCCGATAGTGAGTTGTATTCGTCCACAAGCTTGTTGTATTCGTCTATCAGCTTCGAATAGTCGGCATTGTCGGCTTCGATCGTCTCGGCGGCTTCCTTGACCGCGGCGGAATGGACGCTGGCGGCATAGGTGGCCGCTCCGACGGCCAACGCCACCGCGCATACGGCGGCGATGCCGGAGCAGACCGCCGACTTCACCTTCACGTCCTTGCCGAGCCATGCCTTGAGCTTAACCAGCATCGCATTGTTCTGTCTGATTCTCATTGGTTCCTTCTCTCTTCCCGCCAAACAAGGGGGATGCAGTCGATTCTACGCCGATGCGAGCGTGCTCCGGTAATCTTCCAACACCTGCGTGGTCACGTTGAGTTCGTCCGCGATCTGCCATTCGTACTCGTACATGCGTTCGAGCAGTGCGAGTTCGGTTGGATTGACGAGCGTGAGGGCGGTTTGCGTTCTGGTACGTCGTTCCTGCTTCGAGCAATCGTTCAAACAGCCGGTGTCGCCATGCCGCCAGTGCAGCAGCTCGTGCACCAAAGTGCAGCGCTTCGCCGTGTACGTGAGTCTGCGATCAATCAGGATGACGTGGGTTTCGTCGTCGTAGCAGCCCCATAGTCCGTCCGGCAGGATGGCGCTGGATACGGTGACGGGCAGTCCGATGATGGCGCGGCGCATGGCGCCGTAGGTCATGCGCCGGTCGATCGGCAGGTCAGGCAGGCTCGTCGTAATCCGGCCCAGCCTCTCCATTGATGGCCTCCTGCTTGCCAGCGGCCCGATACGCCGCAAGGGTCACGTCGCCCCTCTGCAGCTTGTTGAGGGTTTCGGCGGTTCTTTTTTCTTCCTGTGCTGCCAGCGCGTTTGCGAATAGCTGACGCAATGTCATCCCGCATGTCTTGGCGATTCGTTCGCAGTCCGATACCGTCAAGGGCGCGTCGAACCGGGCGCGGACGAACCAATAGTTGCGGCTGAATCCACATTTCGCGGCGAAATCCGTAGCGGTCATACCGCTCCTGGATTGCAGTGCTTTGCAGTATTCCATGACGCTCCGCGCTCCGTCGGTAACGTCGGTGTTAGCTCTTGTTCCCATGGCTCCATAATACCCAATTGTGTACTTTTTGTAAAGTAATCAATTAAGTACTCTCGTAAGAGTATCCAAATAAGTACTATCTGTAATCAGCAACGAAACGAGAAAGGAGGTTGGGTGACAAGCGAAACGGAACTCATGAGAGCCAACATCCGAGGGGAGATGGCTCGAAGGGGCATGACGCAAGAAGACATAGCCAAAGCGATTGGATGCGAAAGGCCGCTGGCGAACAAAAAACTCACCGGCAAGAAAGACTTCACCGTAAGCGATCTGGAAAAAATCGCCGACATGTTTGGAATGACCCTCTTCCAATTCACTGCGGTGCTGCTTCAACCAATCGACAGCATCAAACAATTCAAGGTCTAAGGAACACCGAACATGAGCCAGCAACTGTTGAACCCGCCAAAACCGCCGACGCTCCACGAGACCGGATGCCTGCTGCTCGCATCAAGCGGCTTCTACATCCGCCTTCACGAGGACGGCAGCGCCAGTCTCGTGGACGGCATCCAAGACATCACCCTCGCGGAGTTCACGTCGGCGGAAATCGAAGACATCGCCTACAACCTCTCCAACAAGATCGGAGCAACAAGATGAGCTGGATGGACGACGGCGGCTTCGAGATGCAGACCTTCCCCGCCCAGGACGGCAGGCCGATGGCGCGAATGAGCTTCCGCACATCGACCGGCCAATACTACTTCAACCTCACCAAGACCGAGGTGCAGCGCATCCGCCGCGAATGCAATCGAACCCTCAAGGGAATGGAGGCAGACAAATGACCAACCATGACCACCACCGTGACGGCGAACAGGCGGAGAACACGAAGCCGAACTACACGTTACGCCGCATCAAGACCCTGCTCGCCGTCATCGCATGCACCGCGTCGGCGACCCTGCTGTTCACTTGGCGGACGGCGGACTCGCAGACGGCCACCGTCCTTGTGAGCGTCATCTACATTCTGACCGGCCTGTGGCTGACCGTGCGGTTCGCCCCACGCAACTAAGACTTCCCACCAGCCGACAGTCCAACAAAACAAACCAAATTAGGGATATTTTCGCGGACATCCACGTTCACCAGTCGGCTGGCGGGAACACATAACTGAATATCGACAAACAACAAATCCGCCACGGCGTTTACATGCACATCACTCTGTCGTGGCTTCGGCTGGGCGACGGTTCGCCCGTCCACGGATTCCAATCTTCTTCTCTCTAACTATCAAGAAGCAGGCATTCCGGTGCTTGCAGACCCTTCAAGTCCGCCTGACGGCTTCCATCGCCGTCGGCCACGCCACCGACCGCGAACACGTTCAGGTCTCGCGTTCCAACAGTCAAAGGGGCGCTCGGAATCCACGGACGGCATCGGTTCGACTCCGATGCCAGCCACTCAGCCCCATCCACTCGTCAGGACGGGGCACACAACGCCAAACAAGCAAAGGAAACCACACCATGGACGAAAACAAACCACAGTCGGCAAAATGGGTGCTCTGCGTCGACATCGACCCCGACAACCCGGAATCCGACCCAATGTTCGTCGCCGCACTTGACATGCCGCTGGACGGCGGCCTGATCAGCGTCACCCTGCCCGGCGACAGCCTCGGCAAAGCAACCGCGCTTGCCGCCAGAACCGCATGCCAGGCCATCGACAAGGCGCTCAAACGTCACCTCGAACGCGGCGGCGGCGACACCGTGGAAATGCTCGACGGCCTCCACATCGACCCGATGGGCGACATTCGGGACGGCAGGTCATGACCGATCTGCTCACGCCAGCCGAACTGGCCGCCATGCTTGGCATGAGCGTGCGCACCCTTGCCAACTGGCGGAGTACCGGCAAAGGCCCGCCGTACTTGAAAATCGGCGTGGAACCGCCCGGAGGACATCAGGACAGGCGCAAAGTCAGATACCAACGCGCCGTGGCCGAACGGTGGGCTTCGGCGCACGAATACCGGAGGACGGTGGCGAGATGAAAAAACGGCATGCCCATCCCGGCACGCGGTTTACAAGCAGTCCGACCGTCACAAGCGACGGGAAAGCACGCTTCGATACCGGCAAGCCGACCCTCACACAGCAGGGCATCGACGTGGACGCTTTCATCCGCAAAAACCACGCGCTCATTGAAAGACTCAGGAAAGGAACACGTTGAAACACGAATACACGTTCGAAGAGCTCGCCGAACTGAGAAAAATCTACGACGAGTCGGGCGAAGCGGGACTCAATATCCACGAAATGCGGGCGTTGCGCAAGGCCGGACTCCTCACGCAGGGCCTGCCGGAGAAACCGTCGAAACGAGACTGCATCCTCGCGCACTGCAAAAACCGCATCGACCAAGGCCAAACGTTCGACGGCAAGGAAACCGCCGAAGCGCTCGGCATGAGCCAGAAAACGGCAGGCAACATTCTCGGCCAACTCCGCAAGGAAGGACTATTGCCGGCCTTCGACAAGCATTCGCCACGCAAGACACGAAAACAAACCAACGCAACCGGAAAGAAGAAAGAAACCATGACCACCACATCGAAAATCACAGCGGACAACGTCACCGAATCGAAAATCGCAGCAACCGACATCATCACAGCGAAACTCCCCACTGCGGAGATGGCACCGGAAAAAGAGCGCGAGCATACACGCGCCGCCATCACGGACGCGCTGGTCTACATCTACGACGCCATCAGCGCTCTGCAGAAAACCGCGTTCCAGACCAACGACAAAGTCGTCTACGGATTCGCCACAAAACTCCTCAACGGCGAATTGATGGACTTGAAAGCCAACTACTCGAAGGACGTGGCGAAGTGAGACTCAATTTCAACAGCAAGGATGGCGTTTTCACCGTCAAAGCCGAAAGCGAAGAGGAAAAAACCGCGCTCAAAACGTCGGCACCTGCCATCTGCAATCTCATCATCGATTTTTTTAACGGTGAAGTCCAGGAAATGAAGGTGGCGAAGGAATGAAACGCATCCCCCTCAAGGACACGGAACGCTACACGTTGGAACGTTTCAAGCAGTGCAAGAAGACGGAACGTCATCTTGCGTGGTTGAAGAGCCGTAAGGCGGGTGTCGGCGGGTCTGACATGAGCACGATCCTCGGTCTTAATGCTTTCAAAACGCCTTACGATTTGTGGCTTGAGAAGACGGGCCGTGTGGAACCGGAGGACATCTCCGACAAGTGGGCTGTCATCAAAGGCAATGCCCTGGAAAACGAGCTCAGGAAGCGTTTCCGCTCGAATCATCCGGAAATGCTGGTCACTGACGGTACGGACAAGCAGTTCATCAGCCGAGAAAAGCCCTATCTGCGCGCTTCCCTTGACGGCATCCTGCAAGGGGAGGACGGAAGCTTTGGAATCCTCGAAATCAAAACGGCGAGCAACCGTCGAGCGGGGGACTGGCATGACGAGGACGGCAGCCTCCGAATTCCACCTTACTATCTCGCTCAAGTCGAGTTCTATGCGCTCGTCACCGGATGGACGTGGGGCTACGTCTACGTCGCAATCGGAGATGACGAGCCGGTAGAAATCCCGTTCGAAGCCGACGTGGAGGATATGGCTGCGATCGACAAGGCCGCAGCCGACTTCTGGCATTTCGTCACTTCCGGCACGCCGCCGCAGTTGACCGGCGGTGACGTGCAGAAGGCGTTCCCGGAACCCACGCCGGACATCGTGGACGAAAGCGCCGACGATCACCTCTACTACCTGCTCGCACGATACGAGAGCGCCATCAGAATGCTGAATGACCTGAAGGCCACTCAGAAGGAATTGCGGGAACAGATCATCCTGCGCATCGGCTCGCATACGGGCGTGCGCTGCGGCAACCTCCAAGCCACCTACAAGCCGACGACCTGCAAGGAATACGTCGTCAAAGCCGCCACATACCGCAAATTCGCATTCAAAGTCACCGAAGAAAAGGAGCAATAATCATGGGAGCAATCGCACAGCAGGCGCAAGGCCGGCAGATGGTCGAAATGACGCCGAAAAAGAACCTCCAGATGCTGATGAAGAAGAGCTGGCCGCGCATCGCCAGCGTCGTCGGCAACAACATCAGCCCCGACCGCCTCTACCAGATGTGCGTGTCCGCCATCAACAAGACACCGAAACTCGCGGAATGCTCGCCGCAAAGCGTGCTCTCATGCTTCATGACCTGCTCAGCGCTCGGCCTTGAACCATCCAACGTGGACGGATTGGGACGAGCCTACGTGCTTCCCTTCTACAACAAGAAATCCGGCGGAATGGAAGCCACGTTCATCATGGGCTACCGTGGCATGATCGACTTGGCGCGACGTAGCGGCCAGCTCGTGGACATCAGCGCCCGCGCCGTACACCAGGGAGACGAATTCTCATACTCGTATGGCCTCAACGAGGAGCTGCACCACGTGCCATGCGCCAACCCCGGCGAACTGACCCACGTGTACATGGTCGCGCATTTCAAGGACGGCGGACACTACTTCCTCGTCCTTAACCGTCAGGAGATCGAGCAGGCGAGGGCACGCAGCAAGAGCGGCAATTTCGGCCCGTGGAAGACCGATTACGAGGCCATGGCGAAGAAGACCGCCATCCGTCGCGCCGCCCCGTACCTGCCTTTGACCGTGCAGGCGCAGACCGCCGTCGCCGCCGATGACATCACACCTGACTACGGCGACGTGTTCCAACCTGTGCTCGATGACGATAGCGCCGACGAAGCCGATGACGTGACCGCCGAAGTCATGGAAGCGGATACGCCGGAGGATACCGAAGCCGACGTGAAGGAGGCTGAGTGATGGCAGTGGAGAAGGCCGATGCCGCGATGATCGTAAATCGGCTCAGAATGGCGCGTGAGCTTGAAGATGATTGTCTGAAGCAGCTTGTCGATGCCGAGCCCGACGAGGACGGCATCTACCGTGACGCACAAGGCGCTTTATGGGTGCACTGCATCGATTCATGGAAGCAGCTTTTCGTCAGCTATGGCGCAAGAACCCTCGATTTGGGCATAGCCAGGACTTGGAAGTCTCTCATTAAGGACTGCGCGCCGACTGAAAGAATGCCGTTTCGTTTCATCACGCCGCTTACCGAGGAAGAGGAGAACTTCTGATGGCCGGAGAAACCGTTATCACGATCATTGGGAATCTGACCGCCGACCCGGAGATTCGTACCACTGGCAGCGGCGCATCCGTGGCCAGCTTCACGATTGCCTCCACCCCGCGCACTTGGAACCGTAATACGAACCAGTTCGAGGACGGTCAGGCTTTGTTCATACGCTGCTCCGCGTGGCGCGACCTAGCCACTCATTGCGCGCAGAGCCTTGCAAAAGGCATGCGTGTGATCGCGCAGGGTCGTTTGCAGCAGCGTTCCTATCAGGCGCAGGACGGTTCCAACCGCACGGTCATCGAACTGCAGGTGGACGAAATCGGGCCAAGCCTGCGTTATGCGACGGCTCAGGTGCAGAAGATGCAGTCAGGCGGATACCAGGGCGGCAATGCCAATGGTGGCGGCTATCAGCAGCAGCCGCAGCAGGCACAACAGCAGTCGCAGGGAGCCGACCCGTGGGCTGCGCCAGCAGAGCCTGAATTCTGATGGAATGGATCGAACCGCCGGACGTCGAACCGGTATGCCCGAAGCATGGGTGCGCGCTGTATCCGGCGCGCCCCATCCCATGCCCCGAATGTGAAATCGAAGCCGAAGAACAGGAGGCCGACCAATGAGCGGCAAGTCACGCAAGCGCAGCCGCAGGACCGCGAAGGACAACGGCACGCGCATGGAAACCGCCGTCGAATCCTACTTGCAGTGGGCATTGGGGGACATGCGCATCCAACGACTGCGACTCCACGGAAGCAAGGACATCGGAGACATCGGCAACGTGTACTGGCACGGCCGGCCCGTGTGCATCGAAGTGAAATGGACGCAAACCATGGACGCGCCGCAGCATATGCGCGAGGCCGTTAAGGAAGCGGGAAACATGGACTCGCCCTACCCGTGGGTCATCCAGAAGAAGGCGGGCGTGGGACTCACGTCCATGCACAAGCTCGGACAACAGCACGCCTACACCACCACCGAAGTGATGGACGCGATGCTCATGCTCTCGCCATCGGCATTGCGCGCGCGAATCAAACCCGAACCATTGGGAAGGAAGAAAAACATGCGACTGATCACATTGCAGGAGTTCGCATTAATACTCAACAGTGCATTGCCGCTCGGCCCGGACACGGAGGAATGATGGCTACGAACGTGACCGAGAAAGACAAGGCGCTCAACGAGATCATCGACATGTGCGTGAAGAAGCGCGCCCATTACCGTCAATTCCTCAACGATTTCATACTGACGCACTCGGAGGACTGGCATGATTCGGCTGACGTCACGTACGGAGAAAGAATCATGTTCCTGCGAGGGAAGATTCAGGCCTTTGATGAATGCGCTGCATGTTGCGAGTCCATGCTCGGCTATTCCGGCTCCATGCCGTCCGAAGTGCCGAATCAAAGCGAGGACGCGAAATGAGCTGTGTGTTAGACCTTCTCCCGCATGGCATGGGTCTGCGCGTGGAACTCGACACGAACGAAACATATTACCTGAAAAGCGGATGGGCAGGACGCTGGGACGGGATTTATGGGCTTGCTTGCGGATACGAGTCTTACGGAGACGAATATCATGCCGGACACATTACATGGTTTGAAGATCCGGGTCGCATCGCAATCATGAATAGCCACGTGAAGCTGGCAGTCCCATTTGAAGATGAAACCACCAAGCAAAGCGAGGACGCGAAATGAGCAGGACTGAAACCACCGCCATGCTGTCCGAGCTGGTGGAGAAGAGATTGAAGAATCAGACCGCGTTTTGGGCGAGTGAGGTCAATTTCGACCGGAACACGCCTGACGATAGGCGAGTGGACTACGTGGGCTTCAAGCCATGGAACATCAACGGCGAACCGGTACCCGCAAGCGTCGAGAAAGGCTGCTTCGGATTCTACGAGGTCAAGTCATGCATGGCTGACTTCACGAGCGGCAACGGACTGACGTTCTACGGCGACCAGAACTATCTGGTCTGCACGAAGGAACTGTGCGACGAAATCGTATGGCAGAAGATGGTGCCCGAGCGCGTGAACGCGATCCTTACCCCCGATTCGACCGGCTCGAAACTGATTCTCGGCCACGTGCAGTCCAACCACGACCTGTCATACAGGCGGCGTCCGGCAAGCGAAATCCTGTGGGCCATGGTCAAAGCGAACGGAAAGAGGACGAATTGAGCATCCTGCTTGACGAGGCCGACGCTTACGAGCGTGGCATGGATGATGATTTGACTTTTCAGACGGTTCGGGAGCTTGCCGGTACAGCGTACATGGCCGGACGTTCCGCTCCACCGGCTGACGCCGAGGTCGAGGCCGTGGCGAAAAAACTGTTGTGGTGGGACATGGCGCCAGCCTGGGAAGACGTCATGCCCAGTGAGGACTGCTTCTGGACTCTGGCCGAGCCGGAGATGCGAGCCAATTACATCAGGGACGCTCGGGAAATGCTCGAAATCGCACGGAAGGCGGTAAGCGAATGAGCAAGACGATCCGATACGTGGAATGCGCCCACTGCGGCGAGACTGTCGGCACATATTACGTGACCTGCCCCTACTGCGGCTACCGGCTGTCCGCGCGCAAGCCGACTGGCATGGATCCGCTGTATGGCATGACCGACAGCGAATTCTACAAGCGATTCGGGAGCATGTGATGGAAGATGTTGGAATTCTTCTCACGCAGCCACCGGACTTGGTGGAGATCGCGGAAGCATTGGACATCATGGCCCAGCCGCACGTCGGCAGCGGTTGGGCGAACCTCAACTTCGACGGCCTTCCATGCAGCACGCCACGGCAGGAAGCCATCTGGATGGAACATAACGGAATCACAAGAGGAGAGGATTAACGGTCGATGTGGTTCAAGGTGGATGATTCTTTCTTCTCGAACCCGAAGACCGCGATGCTGTCTGACGGGGCCACCGCATTGTGGCTCCGTTCCGGCTCATGGTCGGCGCAACAATTGACGGACGGGTTCATTCCCGCCCGCATGGTGCCGATGTTCCGTGGCTCCGATGATTCCGTGCGCGAACTGTGCGAGGTTGGATTGTGGGAGCGTGACGATGAGCGGGATGGCTACCGGTTCCACGATTGGAGCGACTATCAGCCGGACGGGGAGGAAGTGGACGCTCTGCGCCGGAAGCGGAGCGAAGCGGGCAAGAGGGGCGCGAACAGTCGGTGGAAACGGAAAACCGTTGACGAAAATGGCAAAAATGGCAAAACCGATGGCAAATGCCATGGCAAACCTATGGCAAACGCATGGCAAACCGATGGCAAGTCGATGGCAAACTCATGCCCCGTTCCCGTACCCGTACCCGATAAGAAAGAGAAAGAAGAATATTCTTCTTTCTCCAAAGAAACCGGCGTGACTGAATTTGGCGATTCGTGGGATTGTCGCGAAGTCGCCAACAAGACCATAGCCGTGGAATATCCGAACCTCGACCTCGAATCCGCATGGTTCGCATTCGCAGGCCGCCACCAAGACGAAACCCGCGCCATCGGCGACTGGACGCGCCTGTGGAAAGGCTGGTGCCAACGCCGCGCCAACATGAGCGGCATACCACCGTCGAAACGCCACGTGCACACATGGAAATGCCGCCACGTGCTCGAAGCGCTCGGACGCGACGAAGAAACCGCACAGGCAGACGAAAAGGCCTGCGAATTAGCAGACAAACTCAACAAGGAGAAATCATGAAACACGACGAACAAGTAACCATGTGCAGCCTGGAATGGTTGGAACACGAACGCCGCAAAGCATGGCAGGAAGGCTACGCCGCCGGATGGAAAGACCAGGAATGCGACTTTCCGCCACACACAAGCGAAAACCCATACAAGGAGACCATCGAATGAAACACAACCCGTTTGAAATCGCGTTCGGCATCGTGTTGACCGTCTGCCTATGCGTCGCCCCGATCATCATATTCACAATCGGTTAAGGAGTTCCAAAAATGAGTGACAACGTCAATCATCCAAAGCATTACGAAAACGGCCCGTTCGAATGCATCGAACTGACCCGCCTGTTGAGTTTCGACTGGGGCAACGTGGCCAAATACTGCTACCGCTGGCAGTCGAAGAACGGCGTCGAAGACTTGAGGAAAGCGTTCTGGTATGCGAAGGACGCGACCATGCGGGGACTGCCGCTCTACTGCGAAGGGTACTGCGACGGTTCACACGCGCGGCCACTGCTTGAACATCTCGCCGAAATCGACTGGGCTGGCTTGTCGGACGTTTGGAAGGCTTTGGCGTTCGGGCCACGGCAGAAAGTGCTGACGGTGCTGGTTAGGAAAATCGCGGAACTCGAAAATGAAAAGGACGGTGACTGATGGACGACTTGGACAAGGTCAAGACAATTCTGATTGTCGCGCTGGTGGTCCTGATGGGATTAAGCATCTATGCGCACTGGCATACAGCCACGCACCACGATTACGGCATGATGACGGTCAAGACCGGCGACGTGACATGGGTCTGCCTCACCGATCACGGCACGACCATCGGCTGCGACACAGTGGAGGCATACAAATGAAGAAAATCCTCGCGGACATGATCATCAAATGGCATGAGGACGGCATCACCCTGGAAGAAACCGCCAGACTGGTCCCGCAAGTGCCAAAAGCCGAAATCGCCGCACTCATCAAACAGCACGACAAGGAGACCAGACTTTGACCGACTGCCAGCACTGCCGCAAGCCAATGAAGCCGATCGCAGCGAATCTACTCTGCGCCAGCTGCCGAGAAAACTACTGGCAGCTCATCCGCCAGCTCGGACACGTCCAACTGCCCGCCCTCAGCAGCATCATGCTCAAACAGGCCCACATCGGACCCACAGGCCACACGCCAAACAAAGGCAGCGCGCCAATGCCAATCGACACGCACGCACAAGCCCTCATCACCGACTCCGAAGCGTGGCTCGCAGAACAAGCAGGCAAAATACGCGCCGCATACGCTGGATACGACTGGCGCAAAGCATGGCTCGTGCTGCTCAGCAACAAACACACCATCCTCGACATGAGCACCGCAGCAGACGATTACGCAGCCCTGGAACACATCAGCCGACGCAACGAGACGGCCTTGACCCCAGAAGAGGCAATGGTCATCATCGGCACATGCCCACAATGCGGCCACCAAGCCACCAGCACGCCACAGGCCGACGAATGGACATGCCCGCACTGCAAATGGCAAGGCGGAGTCCAAGCCATCAAAGCCACCCGCGACAACAAACTCTGGCAACTCGAATACACCGGAAAACCAGTCGAAGTCGCAAGATACCTCTCCAAAATGGACATCCACTGCACAAGCGACCAGATCCGCCAATGGCTCACCAGAGGCAAACTCCACGCCACGCCGACAAAACACAAAGGAGAGTACGTGTTCAACCTCGGAGAAATAACCGCCATGCTTGACTGTCACAATTAAAATGCTATACTATCGTATGTTTGCAGAATGGTTCAGCCAGAAAATGGTTGGACCATTTTTCATATCCAGCTTCGGTAGCTCAGCGGTTAGAGCACAAGGGATAGCACAGATACCTAGGACGGATACCAAACCGGCCATGGCTTCATGATTCTTTGCGAATGCCCGTGATCAGAGATAGTGCATCCCACACCATGCGCTGGTTCGACTCCAGCCCGAAGCACCACACACACCACCAGAGGCTGGAGGATTCCACAGTGAGCCTTCGTCGATGCGCCTGGCACAATTGCCCACAACTCGTCAAACAAGGCAAACGCTTCTGCGCCATCCACACACACGCATATAACCAGCAGCGCGGCAGCTCAACGGCACGAGGATACGATGCGGCACACCGCCACCTCCGCAGGGCATGGGAGGCACGACTGGCCACAGGCGAAACACACATCTGCGCCAAATGCGGGCAGCCAGTCACGGCCACAGACCAATGGGACCTCGGCCACACAGACAACAGACAAAGCTGGACAGGTCCAGAACATCGCAGCTGCAACAGGAAAGACGGCCAACACAAAGCAACCGCAAGCATCGAACACTGGACGCGACACCAAGCCAAGCCACAGCAGCAACCACAGTCGCAGCCAACAGGCAAACCGCAAACACAAACACGACACGACACAACACAAACGAACCAAACACAAGCGGACAAGCCAAACAAGCACACACAACAAAAACAACAAAACACACACCAAACAGGAAAAAATACGATCAACCAACCCGCCAACACCCCTAGGGGGGTACCCCGAACGGCAAGGCCAAGACCGCCGGTGAGGGGACTCGCAAGTTCGCGGATAGTTCAAGATTTGACGGACTGGCCGAGTCCGTAATTTTTCCGGTTCGAGGATTGGAGGTCGCATGGCGACGCATGGCGGCGCACGCACACGCTCCGGTCCCATGCCGGATCCGTCCAGCGCCCGGTCGGACGCGCGTGGTCTTGGCGCTGATATTCTTCCGCTTTCGTCTCGTGGCTATCATTATCGTCCGAAGGCTTTTCCACTATCCGAGTGGACGATTTGGGACACTTGGAAGGATGATGACGGTTTTCACAAGGAGCGCGACGAGAAGGCTACGGAGGCGTGGAATCGGCGTGAGCGTGAATTGTGGCGTGACCTGTGGCGGTTGCCGCAGGCTATCGCATGGCATATGCCGCGTTATGGATACATGTTCACGACGATTGCCTTGTACGTGAGGCAGTTCGTGCTTTGCGAGTCTTCGGAGGCGAAGGCCGCTGACCGTACCGCGCTTGCACGATACGCCGACACCATCGGCTTGACGCCACAAGGGCTTCGTTTGAATGGTTGGGCGATTGTCGACGACGAGCCGAAACCGAAACGCTCGGCAGAATCTTCCGACAAGATCATTCCGTTCAAAAGCGCGAAGCAACGGTGGCTTGAGAATCAGAAAGAGGATGCGGAATGAGCGAGCAGAAAACGCCGGTTGTTCCGAAGTCCCTTGGATTCCTCTTTGCCGACTGGATCGCCTGGCATTGCGTCGTCCCCAACGGCTTCGATTTAGGCAAGCCGTTCGAACTGGTCGGATGGCAGCTTACCAACGCGATTGAGTTCTACCGCGTCAAGCCGGACGCCGTCTACGACCCGTCCAGGCCACGGCAGGCGGCGGCGTTCAAATGGCGCCGCGGCCAGATTGTCGGCGGCCAGAAGCTCGGCAAATCGCCTTTCGGCGCGGCCGTGGCCGCGTTCGAAGCCGTCGGACCCTGCGTATTCTGCGGATGGGCCAAAGGCGGCGAGACGTTCCGCTGCTCCGACTGGGGATGCTCCTGCGGATTCGCATACGAGTACGCGCCCGGCGAACCGATGGGAATGCCACGACGCACCGCGCTGATCCAATTGCTCGCCACCTCGGAGGAGCAGACCGCCAACGTCTACCGGCCACTCCAAAGCATGGTGCGCAACGGCAGGCTCGCCGACCTGATGAAGGTGCGTGAAGGCTTCATCCGCCTTCCGAACGGCGGTCGCATCGACCCAGTCACAGCTTCCGCTCATTCCAAGCTGGGCAATCCGGTGAACTTCGTGCTCGGAGACGAGTCGGGTATTTGGACTCGTCGCAGCGGCATGTTCGAGGTTGGCGACACGGTCATGCGTGGCGCTATGGCCATGGATGGCCGCATGTTGGAGTTGACGAATCCATGGGATCCGATGGACGCCAGCTTCGGCCAGATGACGTACGAGAGCACGGCGTCGGACATCATGAAGTTCTTTCCGAAGCATGACCCATCGCTCGACTTCGCAGACCCGAAGGACCGACGCAAGATCCTCGAATTCGTCTACTCCGGCTCTCCATGGGTGCCGCTCGACCAGGTTGAAGCCACCGCATCCGAACTCATGGCACGCGACCCAGCACAAGCACGCCGCTTCTACGGCTGCGAGGTCGTCCAAGGCCTCGGCTCCTACATGCCCGAAGCGCTCTACGACTCCACTACGATCGACCGCGAGCCGCCCAAGGACGGCACCGAAATCTGCCTCGGCTTCGACGGCTCACAATCCGGAGACTGGACCGCCCTGCGCGCGGAGACCGTCGACGGCTGGCGCTGGACGCCGACCTATGGCCCGTCCGGCCGCCCCTCGTACTGGAATCCGGTCGAATGGGAGGGGCGCATCCCGCGAAGCGAGGTCGACGCCTGCGTGTCCGAGCTCTTCGGCAGGTACAAAGTCCGCCGCTTCTACTGCGACCCCCATCCATGGGAGACGCAGGTGGACGCATGGTCATACCAGTACGGCGAGGACATCGTCGTGCCATGGCCGACCAACCGAATCGGACGCATGTACGACGCGCTCACCCGCTTCATGGAGGACACCGCCGACCATTCCACCACGCACTCGGCCGACCAGATGGCCAGACTGCACATGATGGCCGCCCGAAAGGTCGCCAAGCCCGGCGACAAGTACGTGCTCGGCAAGCCGAGCGAAAACCAGAAAATCGACATAACCATGGCCGACATTCTGGCACATGAGGCCGCTTCTGATATGCGCGCGTTGGGCTGGGGTTCCGAGTCCAGCAAGGTATTTGTTTTCCGATGATAGGAGGCTAACGATGGCGTGGTTGCCTGATAAGGCGCAGGATATGCTTCGTCGGCTCTCCGACCAGCTTTACGGGGCGGCTGAAATGTTCGGCAGGCTTGACCGGTATGTGGATGGCCAACAGCATTTGCGACAGCTTGGATTGGCGATCCCTCCGGAATTGGAACGGTTCACGGTCATCGTGAACTGGCCTCGCGTCGTGGCCGAAAGCCGAGTGGACAGACTTGACCTCAAGGGGTTTCGCGTCGGAGATAATCTCAAACTGGCCGATGATGCGTGGGAATTCTGGCGGTCCAGCGGTTTGGACGAGGACCAGACCAGTTATCTTGATTTCGAGGTGTTCGGACGGTCGTTCAAGACTGTGGAGAACGACGAAACCGGCTTGCATATCGAGAATGTGAGTCCGATTGACATTCTCGCCCATCGTGATCCGGTGACAGGACGACTTGATGCGGCATTGCGCCGGTATCGTGACGTTGACGATTACGATTTCATGAGTACTGTCGGCTGGCGCCTGTACTTGCCCGACCGCACTTACACGATCGACACGAACTATCAGGTGCGTTCCGTGGTTGAGAATCCGATCGGCATAGTGCCTGTGGTTCCGGCCTACCGCAATCCGCGCACCACGATTCCCTTGCATAAGACGTGGCCGCGCCTACGCGGTACCAGCGCGCTCACCGATGTCATCGACCTGACCGATGCGTGCGCACGAGATCTGACGAATGCGCAGGTGGCTCAGGAGACTCATGCCGTCCCCCAGCGTGGTGTGCTTGGCGCGACCAAGGGCGACTTCGTGGACGATGAAGGCAACCCTTTGACCACGTGGGAAGCGTATTTCGGCAGGATTTGGGCTTTAGGCAATCCGAATGCGAAAACTTTCGAGTTTTCCAGCTCAAGCATGGAGAATTTCGAACGCATGGTGAACCTTTACGCTCGCTTGTCGAGCGGTGTCACCGGTTTGCCTCCGAACTATTTCGGCTTGGCCGCCGATGATGCCGCATCAGCAGATGCGATTCGATCGCGTGAAGCGAAGCTCGTGAAGAGCATCGAACGCGATCAGCGGACATTGGGACGGCAGGCGGTGCAGACATGCCGTCTTGTCGCCGGATTGCTGCGTGGCGAGAAAGCCATGAGCGCCTTCGACGACGCCGATGCGCTCTGGTATGACGCTGGCACGCCAACCGTGGCACAGCGAGCCGATGCGGTGACGAAGCTGTTTGCGACGGCCGACCCGGCGGGCAGACCTCTCATGCCTCGCGAGATGGCATGGGAGGAGCTTGGATGGGGGCCGGAGAAGATCGCGCGTGCGAAGAAGCTGCTTGAATCCGACGAGGAAGGCTGGATGCAGGGCTACGTGAAACCGGAGGTGTCCGATGGCTTACGGTCAGACGTTGCCGACGGCGGCACGACGGCAGGCGAGCGATCTGAGACGGCGCAGCAATCGTCTGGCCGTCCGGCTGGCGGCGATATGGCGGCGTGACGCTTCCGATGATTTCGGCGAATCATATGCTTCCTGCATGCCCGAAATGTTCCGCCTGTTGGATTCGGCGCAGTTGCAGACGGCACGTGAGGCGATGACGGCCACGCCTTTGGCGATGGCGTCATTGGATGGCGTGGACAGATTGCCGGAGTACGCGGTGGATCCACGCCAGTGGGTCGGTGTGAATGGAAACGGCATGAACACGATCGACGTCATGTGGGGTGCTGTCGTCAAAGGAAAACGTGTCGTTTCCAGCGTTGGCTCGACGGACATCGCGCTCCATGTCATCGAAATGGAATTGGTTCAACGCTCGCGAACGCTGCTTGCTGATACGCAACGTTCGGCCGCGATGGTGGCAGGACGAAGCCGATATGTGCATTGCGGTTACGTGCGTGGATTGACTCCGCCAAGTTGCGGCAGGTGCGTTGTCCTGGCTGGACGACCGTGCGGCAGCGAACCCTTCGAGAGGCATCCGAACTGCGATTGCATCGCCATACCGACATCCAAAACGCCGAACACTGCCGTCACGAGCGCCAACGAATACCTTGACGGCCTATCCGACAGTCAGCTGGCGAAGACGCTTGGCAGCAGGGCGAACGCCCGTGCGTGGAAGGACGGCGCCGACCTGAACCAGCTCGTCAACGCCTACCGGCGTTCCGGAAGCGTGTCGGCAGCGCAACTGTATGGGCGCAACGTCAAGTACACGACGGAAGGCATGACCAAACGCGGCCTCGCATCATCTCGCATGATAAGCGCCGGATACGCGAAGGATTACGTGAAAAAGGGTGGACGTTACACGAAGGTTGACCGTCCACGTCTCATGCCCGAAACGATTTACGACATTTGCGCGCGGACCGGCAAGGATCCACGTCAGATGCTTTACGACTACGGCTGGATACTCTAGCCGACCAGATTTTTCAAGACCGCAGGCCGGGCAATCCGCTTGCGGCGGAAAACAACCGCAACGGAAGGACAACAACATATGGCTGACGCAGCAGCAACAGCAACCGCTGATTCGGCATCGAACACGACCAACACAACTGTCGGCTCGCCGGTATCCGGAGACTCGAACGTCTCTGCGGCGTCGCAGTCTACGCAGGCAACCGCCGCGACTCGCGCTCAGGCCGAAGAAGCATTGCAGAATCTTGTCAACGACGCTCCCGCAACGGAAGAGCCGAAGACCAGCGAAGAACTGCAGCAGTCCGAACCGGACCCGGAAACCACTGAAACGGGAACCACCGGCGAGGAAATCGAAGGCGAAGCCGAACTCGGAGACAAAGGCAAGAAAGCCCTGAACCGCATGAAGGCCGCAGTGAAAGCCTCAAAGCACGAGGCCGAAACGCTGAAAGCCAAGATCTCCGAATTGGAAACACGGATATTCAACGCAAACGTCGAAAAGGCCGCAACCGGCAAACTCCAACATCCTGAGCTCGCAACGAGACTCGTGGAAGGAGTGGACGCCAAAAGCGACCAGAAGGCCATAGACAAGGCCATCGACGCCATACTGCGCGAATATCCGGATTTAGGCGTTTCCGCGCAGACGGAGCCAGCTGATGGTTCGCTGCAGCAACTGTTCGATGCGAAGCCAGCCACGCATGAGGGCGAATCGAGGACAAGCGCGAACGCCGCGGTGTTCGGCTCACAGCTCGCGGCCCTCGGCCTCTAAAACATATTTCAACGATCCTTTAAGGAGGAAACCATGACCGCGCTCGATCTGAGCCGTTCCACCTCCGGCGTCTACCTGACGCCGGAACAGTCCAATGAGATTTGGACTGGTGTTTTCAAACAGTCCGCCGTCACCCAGCTCGCAACCGGAGTGAAACTGCCCGGTTCCGGCATGGAATACGATACTCTTGGCGACATGTCGGCCGCGAAATGGGTTGGAGAGACCGACGAGAAGCCAGTCGACAAGCCGACCATCGGTTCCCGCGTCATGAAGCCGTTCAAGGTCGCCAAGATCGTCCCGGTTTCCGAAGAGTTCGTCCGCGACAAGAGCGCCCTGTGGTCGAGAATCAAAGAGAAGGCGGCTCAGAGCATCGCCCAGACAATCGACCAGACCTTTCTCACCGGTCTGATTACCGCTCCGTCCACCGAGAACATGGACACGTTGAAGGACGCTCAGACCGTGAGCATCGGCTCTGGCAAGTACGCCGATTTCGCCAAAATCGCCACCACCGTCCTCACGAACGATGGCGACCTGAACGGAATCGCCCTGTCTCCGCATGGTCTGGCGAAAGTGCTGGAAGCCACTGACGCAAACGACCATCCACTGCTGGTGCCGAGCCAGTCAACCGAAATCGGCACACTGTTCGGCGCCAGAGTGGTGAAGTCCCCTTGGGGGCACGTGCCGGAAGTCAAGGCGGATACCACGCACAACATTTCCGCGGCGAAGGAGGTGTTCGGCGTCGCAGGAGACTGGACCTACGCCATGTATGGCACCGTGGAGGGAATCAAGATGAAGATTTCCGACCAGGCGACCATCAACGATGGCGGCAAACAGATCAACCTTTGGCAGCGCAACATGATCGCATTCCTGGTAGAGGCGGAAATCGGCTTCATCGTGCGCGACAAGAAGAAGTTCGCGGTCATCACCGCCTGACGGCAGGATGCTACCATGACAGCCTCTGTTGACGATGTCGCGAAACAGCTCGGACGGCAGGTCACGGATCCGCTTGAGGTCAATCAGCTCACGTCGTGGATCGAGCTTGCCGAAATCGCGATCCGCAAACGGTATCCGAATCTCGACCAGATCATTATTGGCGGCAGGCTCGCGCAGCGCACCGTCGATCTGGTTGAGGCTCTGGCCGTCGCACGGTATGCCCGCAATCCGGAAGCGGCGACATCCAAAAGCACCAGAATCGATGACTATCAGGAAACGGTAGGCACCACGAACAGCATGCCGACGATCACATTGCTGGACAGTGAGTGGGAGCTTTTGGAACCGTCCGGCTATGGCGCTTCCGGCGCTTTCACGATAGCCCCCGTTGGAAGGCGCGGCCTATGCTGACGGCTTCCGTGTTGGAGCGTGCTCGGGAAAACGCGGAATCGCTCATGACCGACGAATGCACTGTGGTGCGTCCCGGCGAAGCCGTGACGGATCCGGCCACCGGTGAGGTCAAGCCGACATCCACGCAAGTGTATGCCGGCCACTGCAAGGTGCAGACCTCCGGTGGCCTTGCGTCGGAAAACGTGGAAGGCAGTGCGGCGCAGGCGATGGGCGCCGCCTCATTGGTCTGGTCGCTGTACATCCATTTCCCGTTCGGCACCATGCTGCGTAACGGCGATCTTGTCACGGTCACGCAGTCGGCTAATCCGGAACTGGTCGGCCGTCGCTATCGCATGATTTCCCCCCAGTCGGAGAAGTCGTGGGCGACGGCCTGCCGGTGGAACGTGAAGGAGGACGCATGAGCGGACTGTTCGACGCATCGCAGTTGACGGCCTTCGGGGACTCGCTGCTCGCCAAGGGCGTGGCTCGCCGCGCTTTGATCTCCGCTTCGGTGAAGAAGGGCGCGCAGAACGTCAAGAACTCGATTCGCGACGACCTGAACGGTTCCGGCAACAAGGCGTTCCGCAGCATTCCGATCACCTACACGGTGAGCGAGACGCCCGGACGCATCACCGCCGAGATAGGCCCCACCAAAGGCGGAGCGGGTTCGCTCGCGAACATCGCGTTCTTCGGCACCGCGAGGGGCGGTGGAACGCATCGGTTCTACGAGCATGGTGAGGAAGAATTGCCGAAGCTTGCGGAATACGTGGCGCGTGCCGCCGTGGAGGTGGTCTGAATGAAGTCGATCATGACGTTGACCGACACGATTCTCGACCATATTCCGAAGCCGGCGGCTGGCTGGGCCGTGTACCGGCAGACGGCGCCTAAGCCTACGGAGAAGCCGCCGTGGGTGATTGAGACGGTCACGACCAACGGTCATATCGTCGGCGAAACGCAGCAGGTGCATTGCGGCATCGGCACTTTGCTGGTGCGCATCGTGAGCACTACGGCCGATTCCGTCAACGTGCTGGCCGATGACCTCATGATTCCGAGGCTTGCTGGCAAACGGTTCATCGCGCAGGGTTTCGACACCGGCTGTCTGACGCTGTTCTCCGATTCCGGCGCTTATGCGGCCGGACTTACCGCAGAGGACACGGCGCTGCTTTACCAGTGCCGTCTTCTGACTTTCAAATTCAACTGGTCACGCATGTGACCCCAAATATTTAAGGAGGAGTCATGGTTTTGACTCTGGGAACCGAAGTTCCTTCCACACCGGCGGACGGTCTGGTCAACACGATCTGGGTGCCGTCCATCAAAAACATCCAGAAGCCGACCGCTGCAGAGATCAACGCTGGAACCGACCTGTCCAACTACGTCACCTTAGGCGGGTGGAGCTGCACTCCGTCGCAGGAGTCCATCTCCGACCAGCGAGAGAACAGCGCGCAGGATTACGAGAATCCCGGACGCAAGAAGATCAGTGGCCCGAACGTCGAGGTCATCGACAACACCAACACGTCGCATTCCACGCAGAACGCAGCAATGGAGACTTTGATCGAGGGCGCGGAGGGCTATTTCGTGCGACGCTACGGCAAGCAGACGGATAAGACTTTTGTCGCCGGCGACATTGTGAACGTGTACGCGGTCCGCATCGGCATGAGCGCCAAGATGGCGATCGCCGCGAACAGCGTGCTGCGCAGCAAGGTCAATTTCTCCGTCCGTGCTCCCGGCTGGGCGGAGAACGTGAAGGTCGCCTGATTGATTCTTCCCGCATCGGACTTTCGTCCCTTTCGCCGGTGCGGGACCCTCTTTTCTCTTTTCCGGCAAAGGAACATGAATATTAGAGCGAAGGAACAACAATGCTTAAAGTCGTCAGGCGCACGCGTGAGGTCGATGTCATCCTCAACCAGCAGACCGCCGAGGACATCGCCAGATTGGGTGATGCGCTGGCCGAGGAGACCACGCGCGAGCAAATCACGGAGGCTGGGACGAACCGGCAGGCGAAGGCCACCGCGCGGCGCATCGAAGAGCTGCGCGAACAGGCGGATGCGGAGACGTTGAAGCTTACGTTGCGGGCATTGCCGGTAAGCAAGTGGGCGCAGGCATTGGCCGCGCACCGCAATGACAACGGCACGAACGACATGTTCGGCACCGCCGCTGCGGCATTGCCTCTCATGCTTGATTCCGCGACCATCGGCGGCAAGCCGGTGGCCGACGAGGACAAGACCGAACAGGCGTGGCGCGGCCTGTTCGACGAATTGACGGATGGCCAGTTCACGCCGATCTGGCAGGCCATCGCGGAACTGAACGGCACCGCAGCGGACCCAAAAGCGGCATTCGACCTCGCCTCGCAGGTTCTCCGCAACTAGTCGAGGATCTTAAGATCTGCCGCCAGCTCGGCATCAGCTATAAGCGTTTCATGGGCTGGCGCCCGCGTAAGGGCGATGAGGTCGAATGGGATGAGACGGAACGCAATTGGATGCGCTCGTTGGCTGAATACGAACGGTCATTATGCCCCATGTGCGGTTTGCCTCACACGATCTGCCAAGACCCGAAGGCCGAACTGACCATGCATGCCGAAACCAGCGTCTGCTGGGCCACTGCGCACATGCAGCAGGCCATGAAACGGTGGACTGATGCGAATGGCAGGGACAATCCGGCCGCGAACGCCTTGGTGGCGCATTTGACCTGACATTTTGGAGGATGCTTTGGCGGATAACAAGAACATCGTCATCCGGTTGATGGCGGACACAGCCTCATATGAGGCGGCGATGACCCGTGCTGGAAGCACTGCGAAAACAGTCGCTTCTGGCATGGAACACACCGGACGCAAGTCCGCGCTTATCGCCAGCGGCATGACCGCCGCAGGATTGGCCGTGGCCGCTTTCGGCGTGGCCGCAGTCAAGATGGCCGCAGACTTCGACCAGCAGATGAGCACCGTCCAGGCGAACACCGGCGCGACCAGCGCACAAATGGACCAGCTGCGTGCCGCCGCCATCGAAGCCGGAGCTTCCACGGTTTATTCCGCTTCGGACTCCGCTGATGCGATCAACGATCTCGGCAAGGCCGGCATGAGCGTCGCGGACATTCTCAACGGCGGCTTGTCTGGCGCTTTGAATCTGGCCGCGTCCGATGGAATGGCCGTGGGGGATGCCGCCGAATACATGGCCAACGCGTTGAGCATGTTCCATCTGAAAGGGTCTCAGGCCTCGCAGGTGGCCGATACGCTCGCCGCTGGCGCCGGCAAGGCCGTCGGCAATGTCTCCGATTTCGGCGAGGCGTTGAACAATTGCGGAGCGCAGGCGAACAGTTTCGGCATGAACGTGCAGGAGACCACCGGCGTACTGGCCCTGTTCGCGCAGAACGGCACCATCGGCGCCGAGGCCGGCACCCAATTGAACAGCATGCTGATGAAACTGGCCGCGCCGTCCGCCGAAGCGTCCAATACGATGAAGGAATTGGGCATCAGCGCATATGACGCTCAACATCATTTCGTCGGCATGGCGAACTTCGCCGGCCAATTGCAGAAGGCCGAAAAGGGCCTGACTGACGAGCAGCGCAACCAGGCTAACGCGACCATTTTCGGCAGCTATGCAATCAAGGCCGCGAATTATCTTTACGAGGCGGGCGAGTCCGGTGTCAACAAGTGGACGAAGGCCGTGTCCGAAAGCGGGTACGCCGCCGAGCAGGCGGCTGCGAAGAACAACAACCTCAAGGGTGATCTGGAGAATCTGAGTGGTTCGATGGAGTCTCTGATGATTTCCGTTGGCGAGGGCGCTCAGGGGCCTTTGCGTAAGATGGTGCATGGCTTGGATACGCTGGTTGACGCGTTCGCCGGTTTGCCGTCCGGAGCGCAGCAGACGCTTGTGGTCATGGCATCATTGGTCGGCGTGTTCGGCGCGGTGCATAAGGCCGCAGGCAATCTCAACGGCAGCACCAGCACCATGGCCAACAACATCGGTCTGGCCATCGACCCGATCCAACGCGTCAAGACGGCGCTCGGATCCGCGCAGACCGCATTCCAGATGTTCAGGGCGTCTTCGATGAGCGCTTCCGAGCAGATGGAGGCGTTCGGCATGTCCGCTTCCAAGGCGCAGTTGAAGACGGCTGGTTTCAAGGCGGTTGGCAGCAGTGTCATGAGCCTGCTTGGCGGCCCGTGGGGCATCGCCCTGACCGTGGCCGGGGCCGCACTGAGCGCCTTCATTAGCCGCCAGCAGAAGGCCAAGGAAGCCACGGAGCAATTGCAGTCGGCTCTGGAATCCGGCAGCAGCATCAGCGAAACAATCGCCTCCGCCTATCAGAAGATGAATTTCGCCGGCGCGGACATGACGCACTGGATGGGCGAGGCGAAAATCAGCCTGACCGACATGACCAGCGCCGCCATGGGCAACAAGGCCGCGACCGATAAGGTCAACGCCGCGCTGAAGGAATACGGCAAACAGGGCCATTCGCAGATGGCCGTGGCCCAGAAGATGCGCGACAGCATCAAGGACGAGGCCAAGGCATATCAGGAAGCCAAGGAGCAGACCAAGCAGAAGACCGCCGCAACCAAGAACGCCGTGGATGCGGATGGCAAGTCCGCTTCGGCTGCAAAGGATGCCGCCAATGCGAACAAGGAGCTTGGCTCTTCCGCTTCGGATGCGTCAAGCCAAATCGATGATCTTGTCCAGGCGTTGTTTGGTTTGGAGTCGGGCAATCTGACTGCAGACCAGGCGGTCGACCAACTGAATCAGAAGATCGGTGAACTGTCCGACACCTGCAAGGATAATGGCGTGGTGTTCGACCAGAGCGGGAATCTGCTTGACAGGTTTTCCGAGAAGGGTACGAAGACCAAGCAGGCTTTGGAGGACATCGCCAGCAGCGCCCAGAACGCTGCGGAGAAGATTCTCAAGCAGGGCGAGAGCACCGGTTTTAGTAGCGGTGAGATCGAACGTGCGAACGGCGTGCTGCAGGACGCGCGTGACGCGATCATCCGGCAGGCCGAAGCCTCGGGTATGAGCGAACAGGCCGCTAACGCCTTGGCCGACCGTTGGGGTCTGAGTTCGGACAGCATCAAGGCTTCCATCGACAATATCAGGATGACCGCCGACAACAACAAGGCGAAGCTTGACGTTGACGATTCCAAGGCCAAGTCGAAGACCAAAGGCGCGGAAACCAACCTTGACAAATTCAACAAGAAGATAGCGAAGGCCAAGCTCGACGCCGACGACAAGAAGGCCACGGCCAGCGCCAAGAAGGCGCGGAAGATGATGGACGACTTCGGCAAGAAGCATGTCAAGGCGACCATCGACGCGACCGATAAGGCGTCGAAGAAAGCCAAGACGGCCTCCGCGAACGTCGGCAAGCTCAACGGCAGGAAGGCCACGGCCAAGCTCGACGCAAAAGACAATGCGACTTCCAAGGTCAACGCGGCCAATGCGAAGAAACTGTCAAACAAGCGCAACACCTTGGATTCCACCGATAGGGCAACGCCGAAGGCGAACGCCGCGAACGCGAAGAGGCTCAACAACAAGAAGAACACCCTCGATTCGACCGACAAGGCCGGACCGAAGGTCGACGCCGTCAACCGCAAGAAGCTGAACGACAAGAAGAGCACCGCATCGGTCAACGACCAGGCGACTCCGGTGCTCCGCTCCATCAACAACTTCAAGATCGCGGACAAGAGCTTCACCGTCACGGAAAAGACGAAGAAGGAGGGTGGCTACACCGGTGGAATGTTCGCCGATGGCCACTTCCAGCAGTTCGCAGGCGGCGGCATGTTTTCCGGCTACGTGGATCCGGCGTGGGCGCCCGGCAACGGGTTGAGCGACAGCGTGTATCTGCTCAACGCTCGTCTTACAGCGGGCGAGTTCACGCACAATGCTGCGGCCACGGCTTATTACGGCGTCGATAACATGCGCCTGCTGAACGAGCGGAAGATTCCACGCGAAGTGTTTGCCACAGCCAATCAGATGACAGGCAATCAGGTCAGCGTACAGGTTGATACCGCTTCCGTGGTGGCGGCGATAACCAGCCTGCACAACGATCTTGGCGCGATTATCAGCGCCGCGTCCGATGATTCGACGGTCAGCGACCGTGACTTGGGGAGGTTGATCCGCAGATATGCGCGAGCTTAAATACACGTCGCATGATGGCACGGTCATCGACCTCAACGCCGATGATCTGTGGGTGGCTGACCTGCAGGAAATGCGCGGATACGCATGGACGTACACGCTGGCCACCCGCGGCATCAAATCGGTGAGCAGAAACGCTTCGACGGCGAAAATGACCGTCCGCACCAAAACGCCAGCCGCATTGGATGCCGCTCAGACGGCTTTCGATTCGGACGTGCAGGCCGTTACGCCAGGCATGTTGACCGTCGATGGCGAATGGTTCCAGCGGGCGTATGTCGTCGGTTCTTCACTCGGTCTGGTGCCATGGCCGGAATACGCGCAAGTCGATTACACGATTGTCCTTTGCGATGGCGTCTGGCGTCGCGCGCTGCCGGTGCAGCATTTCTTTCCGATGACGGCAGGCACCGGCTCGCAGATTGACCTTCCACTGGACTTGCCGACCGATTTGGCTCCGTCGAGAATCGCCTTGACGGTGCATAATCCGACAGGCAAGGCCGCTGAGTTCACTGCGGTCATTTTCGGCCCTTGCGTCAACCCGTCTTTCCAGATTGGCGGCAACACTTACGCGGTTGATGTGACAGTGCCGGAAGGCGGTCATGTGTCATTATCGGCCACTGGATTACGGAAGACGATAACGCTGACAGCCGAAAACGGCGACGTTTCGGATGTTTTCGACAAGGGCGTTCGCGGCAACGGCAGCGGAAGCGGCTCATATGTTTTCGAGCCGATACCGGCCGGAGATTCGCTATTGACGGTATCCGGCAATTATGGCATCGACTTGACCATGTTTGACGTCTCGGGAGGTGTGCCATGGCGGACGTTATCCTCGCAGACGGCAAGCTGACGCCACATGCGAGCGTATCGCAGGTGACGTTGGATTGGGCTTGCGGCACGGACGAAAACGACTTCGAACTGACCATCGACGATCCGGATGCGCCGGAAATCGAACATGGCTGGTATTTCTGGCTTGACGGCAGTGACGTGGGCGGACGGATCATCGACCGTCGTGTAACTGTTTCCGGTGGCGTGTCCACGACCACGTGGATCGGCCAATCGTGGACCGGCATGTTGGCGGCGAAGATATTGCAGCCGGACGCGAATCAGGATTACCTGACCGTCTCCGGCAAGCTGCCTGACATCCTCAAAAACCTTTTGAAGCGCATCGGTTTGGATACGGTTTTCACTGTCGATTCCTCCGATGCTTCCACTTTGTCTAATTGGATGTTTCAGAATCCACGTTATGTGGACGCCTACACCGGCTTGCGCACATTGCTTGCGTCATGTGGCCGCAGGCTTGATTTCAAAGCGTCCGGCAACAAGATCCTGCTTGGCATCGTGCCGGTGCAGACCATCGCGAACACGATCGATTCCGACCTTGTGGATTTCAAGGCCGAAACCAACCGTCGCGCGGTGAATCATCTCATCGGCCTTGGCTCGCAGGAGCTCAAGAACCGTCTGGTGGTCAATTATTTCGCCGATGCAACCGGCGTGGTGAGTCAGACGCAGACGCTCCTTGGCGCTGATGAGGTATGCGCCACATACGACTATTCCAACGCGGATTTGGGCACGCTGCAATCCGAGACGAAGAAGCATCTGCAGGAATTGCAGACCGGTGGTTCGGTCGAGGTGACGTTGTCCGATGAGGTCGGCGACGGTCTGCGTGTGGATGACAAGATTGTTGCGACGGATCAGACTTCCGGCGTCAACGTCACCGCCGTGGTGACGAAACGGATCGTGAAAATCGATTCCGGGATTTTGACTTCGACGTTCGAGGTCGGACTGCCTGTACAGTCGGCGAACGCGAACTATTCCGGTTCTCCCTCTTCCTCTTCGTCTTCCAGTGGTTCGGCTGGCGGCGGCGTGTCTTTGACGGCTGGCCGTGGCCTGTCGATTTCAGACGGCACGATCACGGCGGAAGTCGCTTCCGAGGATTTGGATGCCGTCAGGCAGGTCGCCGAGTCGGCGAACAGGACGGCTTCCGGTTTCGCGGCGCAGATCGGCAAGGCGAACCAGACCGCCGAGGATGCGAAGAACGTCGCCGATGCGGCCAAGACCGTGGCCGACAATGCCAAGTCGGGCATGATGACCGATGACGAGCGGTCGAAGCTCGCTTCGGTCGAACGGGGCGCGAACGCCTACACGCTGCCGAAGGCGTCCACGGACGTGCTGGGCGGCGTGAGGGTGGACGGTTCCTCGATCGTGAGCGTGGATGGCGTCATCAGCGCGCACGTCGGCGACGGCGCTTCCGGGAGGGTCGTTTTTCCGATCGGATACGTGGTCCAGAACACGACGGGCATCGACCCCTCCGTGGATTTCGGCGGCACGTGGAGGCAGTTGCCTTCGCTTGGCTGTTTTACGTTTGAAAGGATTGGATAGTGAAATCTGACGGTTACTCGAAGTATGTATGCGACAAGTGCGGCAAGACCGCTTATGTCGCCGCTGGCGATACTGAGGCGCGTGAATGGTTCACCGTGCGCCGCTATTCGGCCGGCAAGGCGACCCGCATCGCGGAAGATGTGGCACCTGACATCTACGAATTATGCTCCAAGTGCAACTCGTCTTTCATGGCGTTCATGCAGAAGGACGATGAAGCGTTTGAATCATGGTTGAAGGAGGTTGAACAATGACCATCGAACTGGTTGACGGCAAAGCCGGAACCATGCACATCAGCAGCGAGGATAAGGCGATCATCCATCAGGCGAAGTTTTCGAAGTCTGACGTGGTGTACGACTGGGGCGACGCGTTAAAATGTTCGATGAGTTCGTCCAACAGGGCGACGATCGGCACCGGCTGCGCGTCGATCCAGGGCTTGGACTGGCATATCACGTCGGCGGAATCGGTGACGATCTCCAACGGGTCGCAGGGTATGAAACGCAATGACATCATCTGCGCACACTACCATCGAGATTCCAAGACCGGTAATGAGAATGTGGCATTGACCGTGTTGAAGGGTTCGCCGAATGCGACTGCCGCCGCTGACCCGACCATTCCGTCAGGGAAGATATTGTCCGGCGCGGTTGACGCATACATGCCGTTGTGGCGTATCCCGTTGAATGGCATCACGGTCGGTACGCCGGTGCGCCTGTTCACGCCGAGGGGGGCTTTGTGGGATTCCGTAACCC